AAAGATGGTAAAATGTCTGGATATGAAAGCAAAAGACAAAAAGCTATTGAAGATAACATGAGCGAATCTCCTGCTAAAATGTATGGCGGTAAAAAAGGAGACATGAGTAAATCCAAAAGAGATTATAAATAAACAGAATAGGACTGTATAAAACCTAGCCTAACATAAACATAAACAATAACAAAAACAAAAACAAAATGGCAAAATTCATTAAATTTAACGTAGTAAATTCAGGTGCTGCTTCACCACTTGGACCAAGAGAAGCAATTCTTGTAAACATTGAAGACATTACAACAGTAGCTGCAACTGGAGCAACTGGAGCAAATGCTAAAACAGTAATAGTTGGTTTAACAGGTAGAGCAGCACAAGCTGCAGGTTACAAAACACTAACCTTAACGGTTTCAACTAGTGTTTCAGCTGCTGTAAATCCAACTATAGTAGATGGTTTAGCAAATCCTTTAACTTCTGCAGTAAGATCTGCAATGACAGCTAATCCTGGAGGAGTAACTGCTTCTGTTCAATTAGGAGTAGATCAAGCAGCAACGCCTGCTCAAATGTACTTTAGAACAGCTGCATACGCATAGTAGTAATTAAATAGTCTTGCGGGGTTTAATTATCCCGCAGGATTTTTTATTATGGCATTTAAAATAAATCCACCTTACGCAATATCTAATACTCCTATATATCACAAGGATATGGATAATAATACCCTAGGACTAGCTAATAATAACGGCACTATTATATTAAACAAAAACTTATCTCCAATTAAAGAAGCGGATGTAATAGACCATGAAATGGTACACATCAATCAAATGAAAAGAGGTGATTTAGATTATGACGATAACAATGTTTATTGGAAAGGTAAAGCTTATTCAAGAAGTACTATGAAAGAAGGATCTAAAAAATTACCTTGGGAGAAAGAAGCGTACGATAAAACAAAGAAATAAAATGAACAAAATAATTTCGTGGCTAACCGGTGGAGTTATCAAAGAGGTTGGTAACGTTATTGACAAGTTCACAACAACAAAAGAAGAGAAGTTAGAAGCTAAAAGGCAAATACAACTAATACTTGAAGAAGCTGAAGCTAACGCTCAAAGAGAAGTAACAGCAAGATGGGAAGCCGATATGAATTCGGATAGCTTTCTTTCTAAAAACATTCGCCCAGCAATCTTAATATTCCTAACGGTAATATTTACGGCTTTGGCATTCACAGACGGAAACGTAGGTGATTTTAAAATAACATCAGAATATATACCAATATTTCAAACATTACTAGTTACAACATACGGAGCTTATTTCGTTGGAAGATCTTGGGAAAAAGGCAGAAAATCAATAAACAATAAAAACATATAAAAATGGGACAATTTCCGATAAACGAAAGTTTTATAACTAGAGCACAAACCTGGGCTCCAACAAATAATATAAACGCGTTGCCAGCTTGGACTTTTGAAAATCAATCAGGAACACTAGGGACCAACTTAACTGGATCATCAGTATATGTAGGCGTAACTGGAACGGTAAGAGTAATTATAGCTGGCACAGTTGGCGCTCAAAATACAGTAACTAATTTAACTTTAGTATCTGGCGGAACTGGGTATACTACCGCAAATGGCGTGGCTACTACTGTAACTAGTATTGTACCAGCATCCAATGGAGCAGGGTTAACAGTAGATACAACCGCGGCTGGAGGTATTATAACCTCAGTGGTTATAAACGCAGCTGGAGCAAATTACGGATTAGGAGACATTATAACCGTAGCAGGCGGGGGAGTTAACGCAACATTTAGAGTAGACGGAGTTACAAGTTTAAATCCAACTGCAGCAGATGCTATTGAATTCGTAGGCGCTCAAGCAGGATCAATTCTACCTGTAGTAGTTGATTACGTTTTAGTACCAGGAGCAAATGCGGCAACAAACTTAATAGTAGGTAAATAACAAAAATTAATATTAACAATTAAATTAAATCAAAATGAGTAAAGTAAAAAAGATTAAATCACAAGTAGAAGACGCGGTTAAAGTAATTACTAAAGAAGAATTAGAAAATGTAAAACACTTAAACAGCGAGTTGCAAAAATATTGCAATAGCATTGGAAGCATGGAGGTGCAAAAAGCTAAAGCTATCTATCAAGTAAACATGCTTGAAAAAGATATGGAAGAAGCTAAAAAAGCTATAGAAGAAAAGTACGGTCCTATTAATATCAATTTACTTGACGGAAGTTACGAAGAAGTTGTAGCAGAAGGCAAGAATTAGTATTATGCAAAATATTATAAGAAAAATCAGTATCGGGGCTGATTATAAAAACGAAGCTATGCACTATTCTGTTAAGCAAACAGTTTATGGCGGTCACGAAATTTCTCATATAATATTTGAAGAGTCTGATAATTCTTATAATATATTTATAAAAAAAGTAGACGAGGTAATGCCATGGAAGAAGTTTAATTCTAACATGGCAATATCCGTTGAGTATGACTTGGAGTATTAATGAGGAGCATATATGATTTTATCATACGACCAGTAGGTAAAAGATATGATAATGAAGTTAAGGTTGGAGAGCAAACCCTTATAACAAACAGCTCTATAGAAAGTTTTAAACACGTTAACAATATAGCTGAAGTAGTGGAAACACCTGCGGCATTTGCAACACCCATAAAAAAAGGTGATTTAATAGTTGTACATCATAATGTGTTCAGAGTATTCTATGACATGAAAGGAATTAAAAAGAACAGCAGGTCATTCTTAAAAGATGATCTTTTTATGTGCGCTATAGATCAAATATATTTGTATAAAAAAGATAAGTCTTGGAATTCATTTGGAGATAGGTGCTTTGTTGCTCCTGTTAAAAATAAAGACCTTTTAAGCAGCCAAAAAACTGCAGATCTTATTGGTATACTAAAAATAGGTAATAACTCCTTAGAGGAGTCTGGAATCAACCCAGGAGACATAATTGGATTCACACCTAATAGCGAATGGGAATTTGTTATAGATAATCAAGTTATGTACTGTATGAAATCAAATGATATTGTTATAAAGTATGAACTCGATAGAAACGAAGAAGAATATAATAGCCGCTGGGCGAGAAGCAATTAAAGAATTAGTAAAGGTAGCAAAAGAAAAGATCGTTGACTCAGAAGAAGATATATCAGCTGACAGACTTAAAAACGCTGCCGCTACTAAAAAGCTTTGCATATTCGATGCGTTTGAAATTCTTAATAGAATTCAAGAAGAGGAGAGTATGATTAATGAAGCTAACGTTGATTCTAGCAAACCAGTGTTTAAAGGCTTTGCAGAGGGGAGATCTAAATAATGGCATACGAACAACAATTATACAAAGTAGTTAAAGATTATATAAAGCCTCACGCGATTAAAAAAAAGAATCGTTATGCTAAATGGGTTTACGGCTACGACAAAGAATACGATCTTGTTGTAATAAGTAAGACTGGCAAGATAGGTGAAATATATCTTATAGGTGATTTGCATATTGCTTTACCAAAAGCCGAAGATTCAAAAAATCTCGGTGATAACAAATGGAAAGCGGCTGAATACCCAAAAGAATTAAGTAAAATTAAGAGTGAAGCTGATTGGGCAAAATACCCCAATGCTTTTCAAGAAAAATGGCACCCTTATATAGATGCTGAATTTGAAAGAAGAGAAAAAGGATACTGGTTTATTAACAAAGATAAACCTACTTATATTACTGGCACTCACTACATGTATTTGCAGTGGTCAAAAATTGACGTCGGATTACCTGACTTTCGTGAATCAAACAGATTGTTCTATTTGTTTTGGGAAGCTTGCAAAGCGGATAGTAGATCCTACGGAATTTGCTACCTTAAGAATAGACGTTCTGGATTTTCGTTCATGTCGTCGGGAGAAACAGTTAACGAAGCTACGATATCATCGGACGCGAGATTCGGTATATTATCCAAATCCGGAGCGGATGCAAAGAAAATGTTTACGGATAAGGTTGTTCCGATCTCGGTCAATTATCCGTTCTTTTTTAAACCAATACAAGACGGAATGGACCGTCCGAAAACAGAATTGGCGTATAGAGTACCCGCTTCAAAATTTACGAGAAGAAAATTAGATGACAATAATGTAGCTGAAGATCTTACTGGATTAGATACAACTATTGATTGGAAAAATACAGGTGATAACAGTTATGATGGTGAAAAGCTAAAACTATTAGTTCACGATGAAAGCGGTAAATGGGAGAAGCCGACAAACATACTTAATAACTGGAGAGTTACAAAAACTTGTTTAAGATTAGGTAGTAGAATAGTAGGTAAGTGTATGATGGGTTCAACGTCAAACTCGTTAGACAAAGGAGGGGCAAATTTTAAAAAATTATATAATGGATCAGACGCATCGGCTAGAAACAAGAACGGTCAAACTAAAACGGGCTTATACAAACTTTTTATTCCTATGGAATGGAATTATGAGGGTTTTATTGATGAGTATGGTTTTCCTGTATTTGACACTCCCAAAAAGGAAACGATCGGCCCGCAAGGGGATATAATAGAAGAAGGTGTTATACAACATTGGGAAAACGAAGTTGAAGGATTGAAAGACGATCCAGATGCTTTAAATGAATACTACAGACAATTCCCAAGAACAGAACAACACGCTTTTAGAGACGAAGCAAAGCAGTCGTTATTTAACCTAACAAAAATCTATCAGCAGATAGATTATAATGACGAATTAAGAAACAATACGATGGTTACCCAAGGTAACTTTCAATGGGAGAACGGAATTAAAGATACAAGAGTAATGTTTTATCCTAACAAAGACGGTAGGTTTTATATAACCTGGGTTCCGGATCAAAGCATGCAAAACAATATAATAATAAAGAATGGAAACAAACATCCTGGAAATGAACACATGGGAGCATTTGGTTGTGACAGCTATGATATTAGCGGTGTTGTTGGTGGTGGGGGTTCTAATGGTGCGCTACACGGATTAACAAAGTTTTCAATGGAGGATGTACCTCCTAACCATTTCTTTTTGGAATATATAGCTAGACCATCAACAGCTGAAATGTTTTTTGAAGATGTATTAATGGCTTGTGTGTTTTACGGTATGCCAATACTTTGTGAGAACAACAAACCTAGGTTGCTTTACTATTTAAAGCGAAGAGGATACAGGGGATTTAGTATTAATAGACCGGATAAAACTTATAACAAATTATCCTTATCAGAACGAGAAGTTGGTGGAATACCAAATTCAAGCGAGGATATAAAGCAAGCGCATGCTTCTGCTATTGAAACCTACATAGAGGATTTTGTAGGCATAACTAAAGAAGGATATGGAGACGTTTATTTACAAAGAACGTTAGAAGACTGGGCTAAGTTTGATATAAATAATAGAACAAAGCATGATGCTTCCATAAGCTCAGGGTTAGCTTTAATGGCTTGCAACAAACATAGATATAGTCCGAAGGGATCTATAAAAGTTAAGAAGATTAACTTAGGCTTTAAAAAATACAATAACGAGGGAACTACTTCAAAAATAATGTAATAAATGAATGTAAGTACAAATACTAATAGTCCATTTCCAGATCAAGTAGTAAGCGATGCTGAAAAAGCTACGCTAGAATACGGACTTCAAGTCAGTAGAGCTATTGAACAAGAATGGTTTAATTACGGCGGCGGTGGTTCTAATAGATATGCTTCTAACTGGAACAACTTTCATAATTTAAGATTATATGCTAGAGGAGAGCAAAGTGTTCAAAAATACAAAGATGAGTTAGCTATTAACGGCGATTTATCTTATCTCAACTTAGATTGGAAGCCTGTGCCGATACTTTCAAAGTTTTCAAATATAGTTGCAAACGGTATTACTCAAAAGCAATATGATATTACATCTTATTCGCAAGATCCAGAATCTTTAAAGAAAAGAACAGAATATGCAGATAACGTAAAATTTGACGCAAATACTATAAAGCAAAGACAAGTCGCGGGATCGTTATCAGGTATGAGTTTTGCTAGATCTCCAGTTCCTACAGAAGAACTTCCGGGTAATGCTGAAGAAATGAATTTACACATGCAGCTGAAGTATAAGCCTGCAATTGAAATAGCTGAAGAGGAAGCAATTAATACTGTATTAGCTACTAACGAATTTGATTTAACTAAAGCAAGAGTTAATCAGGATTTAGTTAACATAGGAATAGGTATAACTAAAACATCTTTTAATCCAGCGGAAGGCATAGTTGTTAAGTATGTTGATCCAGCATATTGTGTTTGGTCTTACACTGAAGACCCTAACTTCGATGATATATATTATGTAGGTGAGGTTAAATCAATAACTATACCTGAACTTAAGAAAGAGTTTCCTCACATTTCTGACGAGGAATTAGAAAGAATCCAAAAATCACCAGGTAACCGTAGACTTATACGAGGTTTTGAAAACTACGATTATAATACTGTTCAAGTAATGTATTTTGAATACAAGACTTATACAGATCAAGTATTTAAAATAAAGAAAACCGATAATGGATTAGAAAAAGCTATTGAAAAAACAGATGCGTTTAATCCACCGGAAAATGAAAACTTTGATAGAGTCTCAAGATCAATTGAGGTTTTATACGAGGGAGCTAAAGTCGTAGGGTCGGACATGATGCTCAAGTGGGAGATGTCTGAAAACATGACAAGGCCTATGGCTGATACCACTCGTGTTGAGATGAGTTACTCAATGGCTGCACCTAGAATGTATAAGGGAGTTATACAATCACTTGTAAGCAAGTGTATAGGCTTTGCCGATGTAATACAACTAACACATTTAAAGATACAACAAGTGCTATCCAGAATGGTTCCTGATGGAATATTTTTAGATATGGATGGTTTAGCTGAAGTAGATTTGGGTAACGGAACAAATTACAATCCGGCAGAAGCATTGAATATGTATTTTCAAACGGGTTCCGTTGTAGGTAGATCGCTTACTCAAGAGGGTGATATGAATAGAGGCAAAGTACCTATTCAAGAATTATCATCATCAAGCGGTATAGGCAAAATACAAGCGCTCATAACTGCATACAACTATAACATGCAAATGATTAGAGATGTAACTGGTTTAAATGAAGCACGTGATGGGGGAATGCCTGATGCAAATGCTTTAGTAGGTTTACAGAAAATGGCAGCTAATGCGTCTAACACTGCTACAAAACATATTCAAGATGCTAGTATTTATTTAGCATTAAGCACGTGCGAAAATATATCACTAAAGATCTCTGATGTCTTAAACTTCCCACTAACTAAGAACTCTTTAATGAATAGCGTATCTACTTTCAACGTGGAAACGTTAAAAGAAATTGAAAAGCTCAATCTACACGACTTTGGTATATTTTTAGAAATGGAACCAGATGATGAAGAAAGAGCTGAGTTACAAAAAAATATTCAGATTTCCTTACAAACAAAAGAAATTGATATTGAAGATGTGATAGATATTAATCAAGTAAAGAATTTAAAGTTAGCTAATCAGATGCTTAAATTAAAGCGTACTGAAAAAGCTAAAAAAGTTCAAGAAGCACAGCAAGCTAATATACAAGCACAAGCTCAAGCAAATGCTGAGTTGGCTGAAAAAGCTGCTATGGCTGAGGTTCAAAAACAACAAGCTCTTACAGCTGAAAAGGTTGCGATAGAACAAGCTAAGGCAGGTTATGAAATGCAAAGAATGCAGGCAGAGGCGCAAATTAAAAAAGAGTTAATGGCTACAGAATTTGAATATAACATGCAATTAGCTCAAGCTAATGTTGCGGCTACACGACAAAAAGAAAAAGAAATTGAAGATCGTAAAGATAAAAGAATAGAAAAAGAAGGAACTCAGCAAAGCGAGCTAATACAGCAGAGACAAACAGAGGGGATGCCTAAAAACTTTG